TCAAGGTGGCGACACGGGTTCGAATCCCGTTGGGGACGCCATAGATTGCCACTCGCCGCCGGCCGACTGCAGTCGGTAGTGGATGGAGCACTCCAGCGAGTGCGGGTCCAGCGTCACTCGGTCAATCAAGCTCGCCAGCACGGGGCGCAGCCGGGCCGGGTCGTCGGTCAAAAGCTCCTCCGTCCGATCCTTCAGCAGACGCGCAACCTGGGCCGGCGTAACGCGGGCAACCGCGGCCGCATTCTGGTGGTCTCGCTCCAACCGCTCGATTTCCTCCGACACCTCCCGCCGCCGGCGCTCCAGCTCGTCTACCTTGCGCATTGCCGGTGCCGGGTCCTCCAGCTTCATGGCCAGGTCCATGGCCTTGGATATCTGCCCGTTGATACGGACGAGCTCGGGGCGCAGGTCTCCGGCCGGGTCGGCCTCCTGAGCATCGACACGCTTGCGTGCCTCTCGCAGCAGCTCGTCGGCGAAGGCGGGGGATCGCATGTCCTCCAGCAGCTGGCTGGTGACCGCCCTGTCCAGATCCTCCCGGGGGATGGTGCGGCCGCGGTTGCCGCCGGCGCCCTTCACGCGATAATGCGACCCGCGATGGCCGTTCCAGCGGCGACCGTCCGGCGCGACCAGGAACCCCGTCAACAGGTAGCGGTCGGCGCCGGCCTTGGCGGCGCTCACGCGCTGGCCGATGCGGCTGTCTCGAAGCCGGGCGATCAGGGCTTCGGCCTCGGCCTCGGTGATCAGTGCCTCGTGCGTGTCGCGCTGGACTACCCATTCCTCGCGTGGGCGGCGCTTGTGACCGCCTTTGTAGCCGCCGCCGTGGGTGCGCTCGGCATGGACGTTCCACACCGTATGTCCGGCATACACCAGGGCGTTCCACTCGATGCAGATCAGCGTTGAGGGTGAGCGCTTGAGGCCCATATCGCTGATCACGTGGGCGCGTGGCTCTCCTGCTGCGCGGCGCTTCAGATAGCGGGTGACGATAGCGGCGTCATCGCTCGGCACCAGTCGGCTTTTCTTCACGGCCTCGCCGTCGCGCACGGCACCAGTGGCAACGTGCTCGAGCGCGTAGCCCCAGGGCGCCCGGCCGCCGGCGCGCCATCCGCCGTGGACGTTCTCGCGCATTCCGGCCAGCCCCTTCTCCCGCGACATCAGGGAGTGCACTTCGTCGAAGGCCTGGAAAACGCTTTCCATCACGACGCGCGTGATGGGGTCGGTCTCGGGGAGCTTGGCGAAGATGATCTCGACGCCGCGCTTCTCGGCCTCGTATTTCACGACGTGGGCCATGGTGACGCGGCGGGATATGCGGGATGTATCGAGGGTAATCAGGACCTGCCAGGGGCGGTCGTGGGCGCGCAGCTCGGCCAGCATCTGCTGAAAGCCCGGGCGGTGCTCGGTCTTCGCGGACTCCACAGCATCCGCGTATTCGCGCACAACCTCAAAGCCGCGCTCAGCGGCGAGTGCCGTCAGTTCCCGCCGTTGAGCGCTGATTGACACGTCGCTTCGGTCTTTGCTCGATCGCAAGTACAGTGCCGCGCGCCTGGTCGTGGCCATCCTTATTCTCCTCCTGGGGCCTCGCCAGGAAGTCTATCAGCGCGCCGGCGTGGCGTGGGTGTGGAGTGCCCACGGATGGCCGCATGGTGATTTTCGGGCGTGCCGCCACGTCAGCTTCCCCCGTCATGCGTCATTTGCGCCTCGGTGGGTTTCCCGGGCCGTTGCCCTTGCCGGCTTCCGGCTGGTGTCCGGCGGCGTGCCCGCGCCGCTGGCAGTTGGGGCACGTCGCCGGCGCGCTCATGTGACATGCGCAGTGATCGGGACCTGGCGTCCAGCGGCCTTCTTCGATTCGGCGCATTCGGCGAGCCTTGTGCTCGCGCAGGGCGGCTCTCATTCCTTCTGCGCCGAGCGCTTGTGTTAGCTCTTGCCGGGCGTAGTCAATTAAATGAAAGCAATGAGGCGAGCGCTCAACGCATTGCTGCCAGAGCAGCGCATAGGCGCCCTTTGCGGCATTCTCCAGCCGCTCCGCCCGGGCTCGTTGCGCCTCGATCTCACGTCGCAGCCGCTCCTCTCTCGCCCAAGCGGCAAACCGTTTGCCCGGCTCCAAGCTCAGCGCTTCCTGGGCCATGCACGCCAAACACCCTTCGCCGCCCCGGAACTGGCACGAATCGTCCTCCGCGTGCATGTCGGAAAGGACGTCGTAGGCGGCCTTGGCCTCGGCCCGCAGCCGCTCGATCTCGTTCATCGCCCGGCGGATGGTCAGAGCCGCGTCGGTGCCGAAGTCGTCCCCCTCGGCGTGGTGCTGACGCAGCAGTTCCAGCGCGGTGAGAACGTCGGCGTCGTGCTCGGTGTCGATGGTCATCGTCTCCGCGCCTCCCATGCCTTGCGAACGAAGCTTTGTATCGGCTCCACAACCAGCGCCTGAGCGATCTCCAAAATCGATTGCCCGATGCGCCATCCTATGCACAGCCAGATGCCTGCGAAGACCCAGTCGCCGGCATCCATGGTCACTGTCCCTCCGGGATGGACAGCAGTGCGTCGGCATTCTTGCCATCAATCAGGAGTCGCATGGCGTGGTAGGTGTCCGGTGCGAACCCTTCGCCGTTACGCCAGTTCGGTGCTTCCCGGTCCATCAGCGCACATAACTCGCCCCACTTGGAGACCAGCCGCGCCCACACCGGAGAGGCCGTTTTCATCTCGCACAAACGCTCACGGAATTCGGGCACCTGCTCCAGCAGGAGCCGGCAGCGCCAAAGATCGGCAGGGTCATGGGGGTGGCTGCGGCCGCCCCAGCCTCCCATCGCGTCGATTCCGGTCAGATGGGTGAATATCGTGTTGCTGCTGATGCCGCGTTCACCGTTCGCGAGCCAATCCACTGCCTCCGGCGAAAGGCTTGTTCTACTCTCGGTGTCGATCATTGGTTAGTCCTCCTGAAAACTCATCGGCACCGGCTGCACGTCGTAGCCGATGTACAGCGGATGCCCGGGCTCACCGGCGCCGGTCACCCGCAGGCAATGGGGCTCAATGCCATGCTCGCGGAGCATCGCCAGCACCTGGCGGCCGCGGCCGTGCAGGCGCCCGTGATTGCCCCAGCCGCAGATGACCTGATCCGAAGCGTGGGCCAACGCCAGGATGGCGACGTCGTTCTTCGGCCCGACCGGATCGTCCACTGCACGCAGCCCGGCCGGGTCTGTCGAGCGCAGAGCGAAGATGTTGGCGACGAACAGGCAGCCGTATCCGGCGGCCATCGCCCGGCGCTGGCACCGTTCTACGGTCGGATCGTTGGCCGTCTCGTCCGCAGTCGATGGGTTGAGCATCAGGAACAGCAGCGCAGGGCCGCTGCTCCAGCGACGCCACAGCGTGTAGCGATAGCGGCGGCAGGGGCTGAACTCGGCGCCGGTGGTGGCCGGGAGTAGGGTGCTCATGCCCGCAACTCCTCTTGCGCCTGCCGCCATGCCTGCTGCACGGCGTGGAACCGGTCGGCATCCCCGCCCTGGTCCGGGTGGTGCTCCCGGCGCTGGCGTAGGTAGGCCGCCTTGGCCTCGTCGAGGCTGGCGTCAGGATCCACACCGAGCACGTCGCGCCACGAGCGGCCGCCGGCCGATTCCGGATCCGGTAGTGCCTTCCAGCCGGTGAACGCCTGCCGCAGGTCGCCGACTCCCCAGCGCTCGATTCCTCGCATCGCGCCGAGGTGGGCGGCAACGGCTGCAATGTTGTCGGCCACCCGGTCCCAGGCGTCGCACGGGAAGCAGTAGGGCTCGCCGTCGAGGTGGAAGTAGATCGCGACACCCGGGTCATTCGGTTCGCGTGCACCAGAGCGCGGCAGACCGTCCTTTCGCGTCGGGAGGTCCGAGCTGACCACGACCTCGTTGGGGTCGATCCGCCATGAGTGCCCGGCGCGAGTGAACGCGCTGATCTCCGCGAGCAGCCGATCGCGTGCCTGCGCCACGCTGAGCGGCTTCACGCCCCAGCCCTGCGAACCGCGCTGCCCGAACCGGGCGCGCTGCCGGTCTTCCGGCCGGGTTCGTGGGAAGCCCTCGGGCCATGACAGGGGGTATGCGTCAGGCATCTTTCCTCCAACGGCACCCGGTGCAGTCGCAGCCGAGCTGTTCTTCTACGGTGTCCCGGCTCCGGCACTCGCGGCTCATGCGGTTGTCGATGCGCCTCACCTCTGCGCCATCGCGGACCAGCAGCGAATCGCGGTAGGCCGGCCGGTTGTAGCAGGGGGCCCGGCGGTTCATGCCATCGGCTCCCGACCGGCATCCCGGCCCAAGGGTGCGGTGCGCCACCACTCGGGGTCGCTCGGCGGTAGCGGCTGGTGGTAGAGCACACCGCTGACAAACAGGTCGTCGTCGAAGATCGGCTTCAGGAACCCCCAGCCCTTCCGCCGCGGGCCGTGGACGAACAGCGTCCACGTTTCCGGCCGAGTGCGGTGGATGCGGTGGAAGGTGCGCAGATCGATGAAGTTGATCCGGCCGGGGCGCATGCGGCGACGTCGGTCCTGCCAGCCGGTGCGGCCGCAGAGCACCGCGCGCTCCTCCTCGTAGCCGCCGGCGAGGCACAGGGCGAGGGCGCGGAAGGGATGGTCATGCACCTCCTCGTCAGCGTCCTCCGCGACGAACCGGTGCAGGTAGACGGTGAGCCCGAGCAGCTGGCCGACGTAGTAACGCTCGAGATAGCGACTCTCGCCGTCGCGTGAGATCAGCCGGCACGGCCGCCCGGCGGTGTAGCGGTAGAGCAGGCGGCGGATCATCGGGCCACCTCCTCATCTGCTGGAATTTCGAACCCCGGACACCCGCCGCCGGCATAATCGAACCCGGTGCAACCCTTGTCGGCGTTCGGGCAGGGGTTGCCGCAGTCGCTGGAGCAGGGGATCACCTTGCGGCCGTGCGCTAGCTCCGAAATCAGATAGTTGTATGCGGTGATCGGCTCCATTTCGAAGCCATCGTCCTGCTTGAATACGCCCTCGTAGTCATCCGGGAACCGGTTGTTGCGCAGGAACCCGGTAACGCTCAGGCACAGGCGGTAACGCTTCATGCCGGCGCCCCCAAGCCATACCGGGCCGGGTCCGCGATCACTTCATCGACGTTGGCCTCGATCACGCGGAAGAACAGACACCAGACCCAAGGATTTTCCGACCACCCGTGTCCACGAGCGGAGTTGATTGAGTCCCAGAGGCTGCGGAAGTCTCCGAGCGCCTTTTCCATGTCCGGCTCAGGAGAGCCGCAGCACGCGCCCCCGATATCAGGGCGCTCGCAGCAAATCGGCTCAATCTCGATGCCTTCGGCGGCAACGTCTCCTGGGGCTATCTCCTGCACCCGCTCCACGGCCACGTCGGTTATCTCCAGCGTGATTCGGCTGGCCCACCTGGGCATGTGGATTGACGGTCGCCATTGCCAAGGGAAGTCGCCCGGCTTGCATCCGTCGTACATGGGGGCCGACCGATATATCGCCGCCGGTCGTTGGGTTATCCCGTAGACGTGCGCCCACGTCTCTCGGCACCAGAGAAGGTCGCCGGGGACCCCGTAGGGGCATCCGTAGTAAGCGGTCGAGCCGGGCGCGCGGCTGTCATAGAAGCCAGCCCACGCGAGCGTTTGCCGCTTCTCACGGGGTGCGCTCAGCTTCTCGGCGGCTTCGCCCCATACCACTTCATGAAGCGTGCGCGCCTCACCACCCGGAGGCTGCGGGTTGAGCGCGCGCCGCGTCTGCGTCTTTCGCCCGCCCAGCAGCGCCCGGATCATCGGCCCGTTGAACAGAATCGGTCGTGCCTTCATGCCGGCACCTCGGGGTACTCGTCCCAGGTGCGGCCATCGAGCAGGCGGCCGGCGGCGGGCTTTCGCAGGTTGCCTTGCTGAATAGGCCCGCCCGCACGACGTCGTGTTTCGCCGCGGATATAGCGGTAGACGCGCTGGTAGGGGATGCCGAACTCGGCGGCCAGAGTAGTTCCGTCCTCACCGCGCGCGTAGCGTTCCCTGATGGCGCGCACCGCCTCGTCGGGAAGCATCGGGTTATGCTCTCGCGCGTGATCGGTGCGAGACAGCAACTCAAGATTGCTGAGCCGGTTGTCCTGCTTATCCTCGTTGCGGTGATGCAGGATTTGGTTCGGGCCCGGTCGGGCGTTGCCGGCAGCCACCCACACCAGCAAATGTTCATACGCGTACCCGTTCGGGTCGCCGAGGGGATGGCTTCGCCCGACGCGGACCTTGGTGTAGCCATGACTTGACCTGATCCGCTCACTCCATTGCGGATGCTGTGAACCGCGGCGGTGATTGCCGTGCTTACCGCGAGGCATGGGGATACTCCCGTATCTGCAGGTCGGAGGGGAAGGATTCGAAGGACTTGTGGCGCGGCCAGTTGGCGGCGGAGCCTTGCTTGAAGAAGAACGGCACCGCGGCCGCTTGGCACTGATCGCGCAGCGAGCGTGCCCAGTCCGGATGACAGGGCCTGGCGCCGGGGCCGGACTCGCCGCCGACGACTACCCAGTCGAGGGTCGGCCCTCTCGCAGCGGAACCGTCGTCTGGACCTATCCAGCCGGGACCGTGACCCAGCGGGCCTCCGGGCGGACCGTCCGAGAAGTCCGGCCGGCGTAGACGGATCGGCCCCAGCAGCGGCTCGGCACTGATCCACCGCACCGCAGCCGGCGTGTCCAGCAGCAGCGGGATGCGCTCGTCGGCGGTCGCCTGGTCCTCGACGCTGACGCCGAGCCACACCTGTCGCCACCATGCGGGCGAAGCCGGATCGCTGATGCCGATGCCGCCGAGCTTGGGGCGCATCTGGCGGAACGGATCCGCCGCGCGCAACACGCGCTGATAGCGCTCCGGATGGGTGAGGTAGTTGCGCATGCGCTCGGGGCGCTTGGTGAGGATCTGGTACGTGTGGTGCGGAGCGAGCGCCATCACCGCCCACACGCTGTCGATAAAGCTCTCCGGCACGGCCTCGTGGAACAGGTCGGACATGGAGTTCACGAAGATCCGCCGCGGCTTGGTCCACCGCAGCGGCTGATCCAGCCGCTGCGGGTGGCACTGCACGTCCTCGAACTCGCGGCCGAAATAAACGGTCTGCGGGCTCGCCTTGAGTCGCGGCCACGCCTGATGCTTCGCGTAGCAGTGCTTGCAGCCCTGGCTGACCTTCGTGCAGCCGGTCACCGGGTTCCAGGTGCTCTCGGTCCACTCGATGTGGCTCTTGTCGCTCATGCACTATCTCCCGTAAACAGCTCGGCCTGCTTTGGCTCTGGCGTCGGTGGTGGCGGTCGTATCTCGTCCAATCGCTTTATCACCACCCGATATCGGTGCAGTGCCTGTATCGCCTCGTCGCAGCGCGAGGCGGCGGCGAGATAGTTCTGGAGCTCGCGGGCTTCGCGCTGCAGGGCCTGGCGTTCGTCATCCATCGCGCCGACTCTTACCACTCGCCGGTCATGCCACCGGCACCGCGTAAGTTGAGGGCGGCCCGCGCCCCTACGGCGTGCTCCTGGTCCGGATTGATGTCGCGGTCACGACACCAGGCGATCATCGACAGTGATGCCTTGAACGCTCGGGCGTATTGCTCCTGATCGGTCAATTCGGCCCAGGGCCTGGTCGTGGTGCCGCTCAGTCGGATGCTTAATTGCTGCATCACTCCGCGTCCCCCTCCCACCCGATCGGCATGCGGAAGCCGGCGGCGTTGCGGTGGCCGCCACCGCCGTACTGGGTCGCGATCGCGGAGACGTCGGCACCGTCGCGGTGCGAGCGCAGGGAGAAGACGCGGCCGTCTGGGGTATCCCAGTAGCAGGCGGCGAAGGGGTTGCCCTCGGCCATGAGGTGGCCGGCGTCGCTGGTCAGGGTGTAGGGCACGTTGGCGACGGGGACGCGGTGGCCGCCGATGACCATGTAGCGCAGGGTCGCGTCGACGAGCTCGGCGACGTCCTTGTGGTGCTTGCGCTCGATGGCCTCACCCCCGAGCCGGAAAGATTCCAGCCATTGCGGGATGCGGCTGTTCCCCATCAGCACGTCCCATAGACTGAAGTCGTATGGGTGGCTGAACAGGTTGGCCTGGATTTCGCGGGTGCCCGGGAGCGCGAAGCGCCAGAGGTCGCGGTCCTCCACGTGGTCGATCAGCGGCGGGCGCGGGGCGTCGTGGAAGAAGTCCCAGGCGAGGCCGGCGCCGGAGCGCTCCATGTCGAACAGCACGGCCACTGTTGCCGCGTAGCGCGTCCACTCCAGGTCAGAGGCATCGGCCGCGGGCACCGGTCGGGATTGGCGGATTTGCTCCTCCCACTCGGCCCAGTTCTCGGGTGGCCGGGGGAGCTCGGCGAGATCCTCGGCGGCGCTCTTGTGGTGGTCGAGGATGAGGATGGAGTTGGCAGCCGAGGCCATCGCCTCAAGCACCGGGCGCTTGTAGCTGAAATCGACCATGACGACGTCGCGACCGGCGACGTCCGGCGGTGCGTCGCCGTGGGTGGCGCCGTAGAACTCACAGTCCGGCAGCGCTTCACGCACGGCCCAGGCCGCGGCGAAGCCGTCGGCGCAGTTGCGGTGGTAGATGCAGAGGGTCGGGTTCATTTTGTGCTCCGCTCTCGGTTGAGCCGCGCGAACGCGCGCGAGCGTGCGTGCCGCAGGAAGAGGTATTCCTCGGGGCTGAGGTCGCGCCGGGCGGCATGGCGGTTGAGAACGCCGATGCGCCGGCGCAGGCTGGCCGCGGTGTGCGTCATAGCACCAACACTGCAGCGATCAACCATCCTCGCTGCCCTCCGCGTCGTCTTCCGCCTGAAGCTCCGCTTCGACTGCTCGAATGGCCTGCATATAGCGGTCGGCGTCCTCGCCGTGGAGCAGAATCAGGCCGCCAACGGTGCGGTCGTTCTCGTCCTTGACGGTCATGGCGATCTGGCCGGCGCCGAGCTCACCCATGTCGTCGATGACCTCACCGACAGGGGTTGCGGCGACGCTCTTGAGACTCAGGTACTTGCTGATGATGCTCATGCGCGATCACTCCTCTCCCAGCCGGTAGCTCTCCCCGCAGAACGGGCAGTACGAGGCGGCGAGCTGCGGGTCGGACTCTCGCCGTCGGCGTTTCTCGAGCAGCTCGGTGCGCACCACCACGCGCGGCGGGCCTGGAGTCAGCGTCTTGGGGTCGATGGACTGGGAGACGACCAGCGTCTGGCCACGCTCCCGGAGCATTTCGTCGGCCTTCTCGATGCAGCTACACACGGCCTTTCACCTCCTGTTCGCTCTGGCAGTCGACGCAGAGCGTGACGCCGGGCAGGGCGACGCGGCGCGCCTCAGGGATCTCCTCGCCGCACTCGTCGCAGTGCGTGAGGCTCAGGCCGCGGTACTGGCGGCGGGTGGAGAGCGCCTGCTCGAGGTGCTGCTCGGTGAGCTCGGCGGCGTGGTCTGCTGGATCAGCCATGGCGAGTCCTCGTTTAAGCGCAGTCAATGCAGCGGCCATCGGCCGAGAACGGCCCGCTGGTGGATCGCCCGCAATTGCGGCAACTACGGATGTCGATGTCGCCGGGGTTCAGGGCCCGGTCAGCCGCCTCGCCGGCGAGCGCGGCGTAGGCGGCGTTGTCGACGTAGTCGTCGCGCACGTGGCGGCCGGCGCGGGAGCGGGCGAGCTTCAGGCACTGCATGAACTGCCAGCCGTCGACCTCGGTGAGCTGGTGGCCGGTGAGGGCGTTGAAGGTCGCGACGGTGCGTGCCATGGAGCGCTCGCCACCGGCGCAGTCGCGCTGGTCGGCGCGGTCGCCGATCTGGTCGGCGGCATCGACGAGGATGGCCACGGCGCCCTGTTCGTCAGCCATTCGCCACCTCCGGGAGCTGCTCGCCGTGGTGGGCGGCGCGGCGCGCTTCGTAGGCCGCGAGGCGCTCGAGGTTGCGGTCCTGCTCCTGGATGCGGCGCACCTGCTCGCGCATGGATTCCGGCAGCTCGCGCCACACCCTCAGTTGCGCCATCACGCGCCAGCGGGCTCGTGGGGTAGAAGGCCGTTCGCCGAGCAGGAACGGGTGCAGGTCGCGCTCGCCGGCGGCCGATTCCCGGCGCGCCTGGTAGCGCTCGGTGGCGTGCTGCGTCTGCCAGCGGAAGGCGTGGTCGCCGGCGCGCTCGAGCGCCTGGCCGAGCAGGGCGGCGTCGGCGTGGTCGAGCTCGGCGAGGCGCACCGGCAGCGTGAGCTGCACGCGGTCGCGATGGCGGTTCACCTGCCAATGCGCGTTCGTGGCGACCAATTCGGTCTCCGGTAAGCGGGTCATGTCGGGCTCCTTCAGGCGGCCGGGTTGGGGCCGTCGCCGTTGCCGGGCAGGGCGCCGCGGCCGTACTGGCGGTGGCGGTGCGGAAAGCGGGCGATGTGCGCGTTGGTGTGCGCCGTCTCCGGCGCCGGCATGCGCCCGGTGAGGCGGTGGATATCGCCGTGGCAGTAGTACTCCACCTCGAAGCCGTGATCGTGCAGCCGGTGGACGACGTCCATGGCGTGCTCGCCTGGGATGATATGGACGGTAGCGGTCATAACCCCCTGCCCCCTTGTGGTCCGGCGCAATGCGCGCGGTGGAATGGTTGCTTCATCCGGTTGAGCGCGCCCGCCTGCCGGCTACTCCGGCCGCCCACATGGTTGGCTTCGCCTCGCGACGACCGCGCTCACCGCATGAAGCGCCGCACTCTCACGGCAGTCACACCACTTAACCCGGGCAGGTGTCGCCTCGGCTGCATCCGGTCAGATCGCGGCGGCTCCGGCCGCTTCGTATTCGTGCTCGTAGCGCTGGCTCACCTCCAGATCCGCCCAGCGCTCACAGAGCTGGTCGAACAGCGCCTGGCCGTTCGCGATCAGCTCGTGCGGCTCGCACATGAGCGTGGCGCGGCCGAGGATCACGGCCATTGCGGCGGCCTGGTGCTCGTAGTCGAGGTAGCAGAGGTCGACGAGGTCGGCGTGAAAGCGGTAGCAGTTGTAGGTGCCGAGCAGCACCTGCGCGGCGGCGCGGGCGCTGCCGGCGTCATGGTGCAGGGCGAGGTGGGCGAGCAGGCGCACCGCGCCGGCGTACTGCGCCTCGCTCACCGGGGGCACTCGGTACGCGCGCTCGAATGCCGGGCGCTCGGCGAGGATCTCGCGAACGTCCAGCCGCGCCAGGCGGTAGAAGCGGGAGTTGTCCCCCGTGGTGATGCGCAGGGCGTCGAGCACGGCGACGAGCGCCTGCCGGGCGTCGATGCGATCTGCGCCCGGGGTGGAATCGCGCAGGCGGGCAGCTGCACGCCGGGCTTCCGCAATCAGGGCAACCTTCGCGGCGGCTGCTACATGCTCCGCGTTCGAGCGATCCAGACTGAAACTGAGCTTCGAGTGCATTGTGGTTCCTCCTCATCCCTGACCCGAACCTACAACTAATAGTTGCTGTTAGTCAACAACCAATAGTTGCGCTTCTCCGCAAAAAGAAGCCCGCCGCTGGGGGCGGGGGAGGGGTCGGCGGGCTTCTAAGGGTGCCGGCTGACTCGCCGGCAGGGGTAAGGATAGTCGAAAATGGAAAACCCGCCGGGTGGCGGGCTAAGGATGCGCCTGCGTGGCGGGAGGCGTTAGCGCGCGAACGCGTGTGACATACCTACAGCGCCGAGCCCGTTTGCCTCGGCGTCAAGGGACGCCCAATGATCTCTGGCGCGTTTGCCGCGTAGCAGCTTGTCGCCCGGATGCTTGTTTCGAACTCGCTGTCGAAGTAGCCAGAGCAGCGGCGCAACTGTCAGAAAAAGCGGCAGAGAGGTATAGACGACGTGGGAGAGCACGCACATGTGCATGCTTACTTCCGCGCGCATGACGAGTCGACGCTGCTCCTGAGACAGATCGCGGTAGGCACTTGCACGACTGCGTCGATACAGGTCCTCAATTTCACCTTTCCCGAAGAGACGCTGAGCGATAAACATGATTACAAGCCGGATCAAACTAAGTTCATGGGCAAATTGGATCATGCCGTTGAGCGTCGTCCGCATCATCCCATAGGCCGGCGAATTGAAGTCAATGCGCTCGGCGGCGGCTTCATTGAACAGCTCGTCTCGCACACGGAAAAGCCGCTGACGGAGTAGATCGATGCGATACTGGCGGTATGCGAACGCATAGAGCCACCACAGCGCGGCTATGAGGCCCCAGAAGAGCACCACCCACAACACGTCCATCATGTAATGTCCTCCGGCCGTGTGTCGCCTGTTCCTGTTAGCCGGCTTGAAGTTCTGCGCGGATCTATGCGCTTTTCCTCTGCTTTCTGATACTTGTGGAACCGGCTGACAACCTCACGCCTTAGCTTAGCTTGTTGCTTCCCGTATGTAATGCCGCCAATCGCTAGGGCGATGCTAAGCGCTACCACTACCAGGGGCAGCGATATCGAACTAGACCCGGACCCCATTGCCAAAGTGCCCGAGGCGGAGACGTCTATGTTTGCCTCCGTCCGCTTTCCGGACAGGGCAGCAACAGCGAGAGAAAGTTGCCAGGAGATGAACGCATACGTCCCATAGCGGATCAGGTTGACTGCTATTTTGGATATCGCATCGCTGGTGTTATGCCGCCGAAGCAGGCGGACCTCGGCCTCCAGCTCCTTCCTCGTTTTTTGTCGCTTCGCTGCCATCGCGTCAGTCTGACCAGCCACTGACCGCGATGGCCGCAGCAATCGACGAGTTTCGCATGACATCCCCTTGTCTGCTGTTCTTATTGGTTAGTCGAAGTCCATGACCATCTGGCGGACCACGCCGCAGATGGTTGCCCGGCCGTTGACCCGCATTATTGGATACCGTGGGTTCAGAGGTTTCAGGTATTTTTCCACACCGTCGATGACGAGCTGCTTGAACGTGGCCTCGACGGCGTCGTCCATCCGCACCACCACGTAGCTTCCGTTCTCGGCGTGCTGGTCGGGGTCGACGATGATGATGCTGCCTTCCGGGAAGTTGGGTTCCATGGAGTCGCCCTGCACGCGCAGGGCGAAGGCGTGAGGGCCGACGTTGCGGGTGGTGGCGATGCGGATATCGCAATCCCCCGGCTCAAAAATATCGACGATCTCGGACCACTGGCCCGCCTGCACCCACGAAATGAGCGGCACGGTGGCGCGGATCGCTGGGCCAGGCGCGACGTTGTAGGTCGACGCGGGTTCGGACACGTCCGCGCCCTGCCGGATCGGACCTTTCCCGGTAGCCAGCCATTCAAAGCGGACATTCAGGCGTTCGGTGAGCGTCACGATCCGCGCATGCCGCGGTATCGACTCCCCCGCAAGCCATTTTCGCGCTGACTCCCGCGAGATTCCGAACCAGCGCATCAGCAGGCCCGTGTGCTCGCGTTCGTTGGTGTACCCGGCCCGCTGCAGCGCAGCGCGCAGGCGGCCCGAGAAGTCGTCGCCGGTTGGCTCCGAGTCAGTATTCACAACCATGGGTTGCAGGTTACCCCCGGGGTAAGCACGAATCAGTTGTTGACCGGGCGCAACTTTCGGTTGTACTTTTCCAGCCATGAATGAGAACGCATTGGCACGGGCGATCGCACTGGTGGGCTCACAGTCAGAGCTGGCGCGCATCATCGGTGTTCGTCCTCAGGCCGTTCAAAAGTGGGCACGACGCGGTATCGCGCCGGCTGAGCGCGTGGCGCAGATTGCCGAGGCGACGGACTGGCGCGTGAGCTGCCACGAACTTCGGCCTGATGTGTTCCCCGATAACAACTTTATTGGCGTCGAGCGGCGCGAGGCCGAGCGCCGCGTGCGAAAGCGACGAAAGAGCGACGACGCTTAGCGCTTCAAGCGCGGGATCACTCGCCGCCTGGCTTTGCCGCGCGGCGTCCAGGGGACCAAGAGGGGGCCTGCATATGCCGGCACGCACAGTAGTCCTTCGCCTGAACGTGACACGGCTGAGGGCGGCGGTGGCCGGTCTCTCCTTTCTGTTGACGGCCACCGGCGAGCCAAGGGGGTAGGGCATGTCCAGCGAATCCGAGCGCAAAGCGATACGCCGCAGGCTCGATGCGCTGCCGCCGTGGGACGGCGTGGAACGGCTCAAGTACGTGGTGGATTTTGATGCATTGCCTCTGCCGCAATGGCCGCCAGCGCCTGGAGAACGAAGCGCCGGGAGGCGGGGGAAAGCTGGCCCATCTCCTCGGCGGTAGCCATCTGTGCGCGTAGGTCGTCGCGCAGGCGGGCGGCATCGAGCTGCCGAGCGATGGCGGCGGCGAGCACGGCATAGGCCTCGCCCTGCAGGTTCATGAGTTCGCCGAGAAACTGGTCGATGTTCGAGTCCATGAGGGGGCTCCCGGTTGCTGGGGGTTTTGGGGTTGGCAATCCGAATCTTACGCACCGGGAGCGCGCCCTCGCCATTTGTCGTTGTTCTTCTCATGGGGTCATGAGAGCACGCCGCAGAGGGGGTAGGTATGTCCGCTGAGGAACAGATAACGCGCCAGGCGGTGATTCACCGCCACGTGGCGGCGGTGATCGAGACGGGGCGGGTGACCCGGGAGGGTTTTGCCGACGCGGTGCGCCAGCGCTACGAGGCGATGGTGCCCGAGCGGGTGCGCAGCATCCGTTTTCAGGACCCCGAGGCGGCGGCGGTGCCCTCGCGGGCGATGAACAGCAACATGAAGGCGCTGTTCGGCTACTGGGACCCGGAGCGCGCGGTGCGCATGCCGGTCGAGATCGAGGAGGCAGTGGTGCTCTCGCTGCCGGACCCGCAGCGCGAGCACTGCATTCGCGAGCTCGCGCGGCGCTATGGGCTGTACGGCTCGTTCCGGCGCGAGCCGGGGCAGGGCGGGGACCTGCGCTGCTGGGGCGATCTTCTCAGCGACTTCGGCCAGATCTCGACGGACATGGCGGCGGTGCTCGCCGATGGCCGCCTCGATGCGGAGGACGCGGCCGCGATCCCGGGGCTGATCGAGGATGTCGAGCGCATGCAAAGCGACCTCGACAGCTTGCGCCGCCAGGCCGAGCGGGCGGTGGCGTGGGCAGTGCCCCGGGGGCGCTCATGAGCGCGCCGGAGGCCGCCGGCATCGCGCGGGACGCCGCGCTCGAGGCGCAGATCGACGACGCCTACCTGGCGCTGCAGGCCGCACCGACCGCGGCCGCCCGCCGTGACGCCTGGGCGCGCCTGCGCGAGCTCTCCGCGCAGCGCACGCCTGCCCGGATCCGGCAGATGGAGCGCGAGCGGGGGCTCGCGGGATGACGGAGATGAGCGGGCCCGTGATGCGATACCACGGCGGGAAGTGGAGGTTGGCGCCCTGGATCATCGAGCATTTCCCGCCGCACCAGGTCTATGTCGAGCCGTTCGGCGGGGCGGCCAGCGTGCTCGTTCGCAAAGCTCCGGCCCCGGCTGAGGTCTACAACGACCTGGACGGCGAGATCGTAAACCTATTCCGGGTGCTACGGGATCCGGCGCTGGCTGCGGATCTCTACGCCTTATGCGCCATGACCCCGTATGCCCGAGCTGAGCTCGAGCTGGCAAACGAACCATCGCACCACCCGGTGGAGCAGGCGAGGCGCACCTTGTTTCGCGCCTGGGGGTCATTCGGATCCGCCGGCGCCACCCGCGGCCGCTCCGGTATGCGGATCTATACGAAGCCCGGTACCAGGTACAGCTCCGTCACCGAGTCGTGGGCGCGGATGCCGGAGGCAATTCGCGGGTTTACCGACCGTTTGCGCCAGGTGCTGATCGAGAACCGGCCGGCGTTGGAGGTCATCGACCAGCACGACGATGAGCTCACGCTGCACTACGTCGACCCGCCCTATTTGCCGGAGACCCGATCGTTCGACAGCGGGCGGTACTACCGTCACGAACTCACCGAGGCGGATCACGAGGATCTGCTGCGACACCTCTCGAGGATTCGCGGCATGGTTGTCCTCAGTGGCTACCGCAGCGCGCTGTATGACGACCTGTTGCCCGGGTGGCAGCGCCGGGAGCACTCGGCGGTAGGGTCGGGGCGCTATGGGAGCGTCCAGCGGCTGGAATGCATCTGGCTTAACCCAGCCTGTGTGGATGCTCAATCGCAGGGGAGGCTGGCGATATGAGAGATCTGGAGATCTCGCTCTCGGAAGCCGCACTCGCCCTCGGCCACGTCGACGCCCACGACCGCGACACCTGGCTTCGCATGGGCATGGCGCTGAAAGCGGAGTTCGGCGACGGGGCGTTCGAGATCTGGGACGCCTGGAGCAGTGAGGCGGCGAACTACAACGCGCGCGATGTGCGCTCGGCGTGGCGCAGCTTCAAGGATTCGGGGCGGGTCACGCTCGGTTCGCTCATCCACGCCGCGCGCGCTGGCGGGTGGACGCCGCCGCAGCAGGAGCGCTCGCCGGCCGAGCGCGAGCGACTGGAGCGGGAACGGGCCGAGCGCCAGCGGGAACGTCAGGCGCGGGCGCGGGCTCAGGCCGAGGAAACGGCGGCCTGGCACCGGCGCATCGCCGCGCTTGCGCAGCGCTGCTGGCGTGAGGTGCTCGCCCCGAGCGGTCGTGCGCCGTATCTCGGGGCGAAGCGGGTGCGCGCCTATGGCCTTCGCTTCGTGCGCGCCGGCGCGGTGCTGGTGGTGGATGAGGCGGCCGCGAGCACGGACATCATCACCGGGCGCGAGGCGATCCGCGAGTTCTTCGCGGCCGAGCGCGGGGAAGGGGTGTCGTTCCGCTACCTGAAGCCCGGCACCGTGGCGGTGCCGATGCACGACGTCGAGGGCACGCTCTGGGGCCTGCAGCTGATCTTCCAGGGCGGGGCGAAGAAGTTCATCCGCCACGGGCGCAAGCGCGGCACCTTCCACCTGGTGGGCGAGCTCGACGCCCGCCTGCCGCTCGCCTTAGCCGAGGGGTATGCGACGGCGGCGAGCATCCACGAGGCGACAGGCTGGCCGGTGGCGGTGTGCTTCGACGCCGGCAACCTGCTGCCGGTGGCGCAGGCACTGCGCGAGGCGCACCCGGACCTCGAGTTCATTTTCTGCGGCGATGACGATCACGAGAGCCCGGCGAACGCCGGCCGCTGGTATGCCGGCCGAGCCGCAGGCGAAGTCGGGGGTAGGACGCTGTACCCGCGGTTCGATGAGCCTGCGGGGCGCTCGGACTGGAACGATCTGCACGTCGCGCAGGGCCTTGCCGCCGTGCGCGAGCAGCTACTTGGGGGCGCTGGCAGGGAGGCCAGCGGCGCAGGCGCGGGCGTGGGGACCCGCGAGCCATCCCCCCGGCCGCAGGAGCGCGCGGCCGGGGGCGGCGGGGACGAACCACCGCCGCCGCAGGATCCGGACCCGCCTCTACCCCCCGACCCCGCTGGCGCGTGGGACGAGGATCTGGTGCGCAACCGCGAGGGGCAGCTGAAGGCGACGCTGCACAACATCATCACGGTGCTCGCGCACCATCCGGACTGGGAGGGGATGTTCGCGCTCGATGCGTTCGCGAACGAGATCCGGCGCCGGCGGGTGGCCCCGTACGGATCGGAACCGGGGGCGATCGCGGATGTGGATGGCGCGGAGGTGGCGGCCTGGTTCGGCCACCCGCGCAACTACCGGCTCTCGGTGAGCTCCGGCATGGCGCTGGAGGCGGTGGAGGTGATCGCGACGCGGCACCAGTTCCACCCGGTGCGCGATTATCTCGAGGGGCTCACCTGGGACGGCACGCCGCGGCTTGAGCGCATGTTCAGCGACTACTTCGGCGCGGTGCACGATGAGTACACCGCCGCCGTGGGCCGCAACTGGCTGACCTCGGCCGTGGCCCGGGTGCGCGACCCGGGTTGCAAGGTCGATTTCATGGTGATCCTCGAGGGCGAGCAGGGGCGTGGCAAGAGTACGGCCGTGCGTGTGCTCTGCGGGGCGCAGTGGTTCGCGGAGATGCTGGAGAGCCCGCAGAACAAGGATTTCTACCAGATCCTCACGGGGCGCTGGATCATCGAAATCCCGGAGCTGCAGGCGTTCAACAAGGCGGACCGCAACAAGATCAAGGCCGCGGTTTCGGCCCAGGAGGATACCTACCGACCTTCCTACGGGCGCTACGCCCGGCAGTTCCCGCGACAGTGCATCTTCGTCGGCACCACCAACGATGACACCTACCTGAAAGACGAAACCGGCGCTCGGCGCTTCCTGCCGATCCGCTGTAGCGACATCGATCTGAAGGCGCTCGCCGCCGTACGCGACCAGTTGTGGGCCGAGGCGGACGCCCGGTTCGCGGCGGGGGAGCCGTACTGGGAGTTCCCCGAATCGGCCGTTGCGGAGCAGGACGCGCGCTTCGATGCCGATGCCTGGGAGGAGCCGATCATCCGCTGGCTCGACGGCCACGGCCGCGCCGAGGAGTACCCCGAGCACTACCCGCCGGTGCGCGACGATCGGCCCGTGCAGGAGACGACGATCGCCGACGTGATGCTGCACGCGTTGAAGGTGGAGACGGCGAAGCACAGCCGCCCGGACCAGATGCGCGTCGGCGCAATTCTCCGAAGGCTCCAGTGGAGGCGCGAGCAGAAACGTCGCGACGGGCGCCGGATTTACGTCTTCGTGCGACCAGGGGAGCCATGAAGTGTCACTACCGTCACTACCTGTCACTACCTTGTCACTACCTCCGGAAATCGCCGAGAGGCGCATTCCCATGCGGGTTGTCACTACCGTCACTACCTCAAGGGGGGTCGCGCGTAAGGAGATGCGTGCAGGCGTCAGCCGAGCAGCCCACCTCTACGAATCTCCTTATGCGCGAGAAAAGGTAGTGACAGGTAGTGACGGTAGTGACACGCCTTCAAAATCAACGGCTTGCGGTGTCACTACCTCCGGCCGGTGTCACCACCTAGGTAGTGACACCCCGGCAGGCGGCCGGATCCGGGTGTTGGGCAGCGTTTCGGGAGGGGTGCGATGAAGGGGCGATACGAATACCGCGGCGAGCGGTACGGGGTGTCGGAGCTCGCGGCCATCGCCCGCGAGCAGCTCGGGGAGCGGGCGCCGAACCTGAGCGGCCTGCGCTCCCGGCTCGAGCGTTACGGCTGGGACGTGCGGCGGGCGGTGGAGACGCCCGCCAACCCCAAGCGTCAGCGGCGCGCCGTGCGCGAAGCGGGGAGGGCGGTGCCCGAGCCGGCCAGCGTGATCGATCGATTTCTTCGGGGGGTGGCATGATGGATCTGGCAACGACCAGAGCACGGCTGGAGGAGTGGGGCTGGCATATGCGCCACCGCCCCGACCTGCCGACGGAGCTGGGCTACCCGTGCGTGGCGCTCGGGGCCGAGGCGATGCAGAAACCGATCGAGCGCACGGCCGATGAGCAGGGCCGCGTTGACCGCCTGGCGCGCGCGGCCCGGCGCTCGAAGACGCGCACGGTGGAAGTGCTGTCGCTGGGCGAGCGCAAGCGGGTGCGCGAGACGGTGCGCCCGATGATCGACCGCGCGCAGATCCGCACGAGCCGGGCCGCGCGCCCGGATCCGGAATGCCGGCCGTGGCCCGAGGAAGTGACGCGGACGCACGCGGCGATCCAGCGGCTGCCGTATGACGAGCAGCAGGTGATCCACGTGCGCTACTGGCTGCAGGCGGGCCGAACCATCGCAGCCAAGCGCCTCGGCGTCAGCGAGCGCGTGTACCGCGACACGCTCAGCCGTGCGGAGGGCGCGGTGCGCAGCTACCTCGACGCAATCGCTGCTTGACCTGGGACCCAGCTTTTCGTACATTTCAGGCATCCTGGACAAAATACCCGCTGCCGAAAGGCGCGGGTTTTTTCTTTTGCGGCCCGGCGATCCTCTCCTCTCTCCTCCTCGTCGCCGGGCCGCCCTTACATGCACCCGATCACCTGGACCTACATCGGCCTCCGGATCGCCGCGGCGTGGCATCTGGAGCTTGCCCGCGTGTACCTGCGCGCAGCAGGGCGGCTCGGGCCGCTGCCGTGTTGTCGGGTGGTGAAGCTGGAGAGTCGAGCCCGTGGACGCTGAGCAACTGCGCCGGTACGTCATTCGCCCGACGTTGCGGCATATCGGCGCGTGGTCCGAGGCGGCCGAAGAGCTCGTGCTCGGCACCGCGTGCCAGGAATCCGGGTGCGGCCGGTACGTCCGGCAGCTCGGCGACGGCCCCGCACGCGGCATCTGCCAGATGGAGCCGGCCACCCATGACGACATCTGGGAAAACTGGCTGGCCTACCGCGCCCCGTATGCCGAGCGCGTGCTGCAGCTCATGCCGCACTGGCCGCGCGGTGCCGAGCGGCTGACGGTCTCGCTCGCCTACAGCGTCGCCATGTGTCGCGTGCATTACCTGCGGGTGCCTGACCCGCTGCCGGCGCCGGGCGATCTGCACGGCCAGGCCGCGTACTACAAGCGGTTCTACAATACCCGCCTCGGGGCCGCGACGGTCGAAGAGTACGTTGCCAATTGGCGGAGGTACGTCGGGTGAAGTGGCGGCCTGGGGCGAGGTGGCGGCGGCTCTTGATCCTCGACCGCCTGCCTGGCCGAAAAGCGCGGTGCCGGTGCGATTGCGGCACCGAAGTAATCGTTCATTGCACCAATCTCGGCCGCGATAACACGACCTCGTGTGGTTGTTTCCACCGCGAGCGCAGTTCCGCCGCGCGCTTCGTCCACGGCCACGCGGTTAAGCATTCACGGACCCGTGAATACCGCATCTGGACGAACATGAAGACCCGATGCTCGAACCCCAACGCCGATAACTATTCGTACTACGGCGGTCGCGGCATACGGGTGTGCAGTCGCTGGGCAGAGTCGTTCGCGGCCTTTCTGGAGGACATGGGTGCATGCCCCTCGCCGGACCACACCATCGATCGCATCAATGCAGACGGCGACTACGAGCCCGGTAACTGCCGCTGGGCGACGATGAAGCTCCAAAGCAACAACCGCGCCCGGCGTGGTTTCCGAGCAGCCGCATGGCATCGGTACGTCGCCTGATGCACACCACCGCGCTGGTTCTATTCCTCTTCGCCCTGGTCATCGCCGCCGGCGTCTACGCCATCGCCGCGAGTGCTCAGAGCGCGCTGTGGCGGGCGGCGCGGCGAGAGAACGCACACAAGTAGGAGGGCCTATGGGCACCGGAAAGCACTGGTACGCCAGCAAAACCATCTGGGCGAACGTCGTCGCGCTCATCGCCGCGGTCGCGATGTCCGCGGGGCTCGATCTCGGGCTCGACCCCGAGACTCAGGCGACCATCGTCGCCGGCATTCTCGCCATCGTGAACGTCGTGCTGCGGCTCATCACCCGCGAGCCGGTGAAGCTCGGCAAGGGCGGCGGCCGTCCGCCATCGGCGGCGGCGGTCGTGCTGTTGCCGCTCGCGCTGCTGTTGAGCGGATGCGGCGCGTTGCAGCAGATCGGCGAGTCGCTCACGCCAGAGCATCCGCCGGACACCGTCGCTGAGGCTGTGGGCTACCTGGAAGCGGACATTGCCGCACTGGCGCGAGCGACCACCCGCGCATCACGCGCCGGGAGCATCACGCTCGATGAAGCCGTCGATATTCGCGCGGGCATCGCCGACCTTGAGCGGCTCGCCGACGAGTCGACGCGCCTGCTTGCCCTCGGCGAAGTCACCGACGCGGAGACGACGCTCGGCCGAGCCGAGCGGGTACTGGCCCTGCTCCAGCGCGAATTGAGGGAGGCGCAGAGCGATGAGTAACCCTGCCGCAATCGCACTCGACATCATCCGCGCGGGCCACGCGTTGACCCTGCTGCTGCAGGAGCTCGGCGTCTCGCGCGAGGCCTACGACCGGCGCCATGCGCAGGCCGAGGCCGAAGGCCGTGTGTTCGGTCTGGAGGATATCCGGGCGCTCGCCGCCGACCGCCGCGAGGCCGTTGCCGCGCTGGATGAGGAGATCGCCCGGCGAACCCGGGAGGGGTGATGTTTGTTCGGATAATCGCCTACGCGGCGCTGGTGTATCAGAGCCTGGACGCTCGATCCGCCCTCGCCGCCGGCACGGCCACCGCGACAACTATCGTTGGTCTGACGCTTTCGCAGTGGCAGAGCGTGCTGACCATCATCGCGACCGTGGTCGGCATCGTCGCCACGGTCCTGACACTCTGGATGCAAGTGCGCTGGCACCGCCGGCGCATGTCGCAATCGACGAGGTAACCACCATGCGCTTCCCCCTGATAGCCGCCGCACTGGCGGCTTTTTTTATGGGCGCTGCACACGCTCAGGAGCCCGCTTGCCCGGAGCCGACCGAGGGCCAGGTCGTGGTCTGCTGGGAGCCGCCGACCACGCGAGTCGATGGCCAGCCGCTGGCGCTGGACGAAATCAGTCACTACGAGGTCGGCTGCGTCGCCGAGGGGCTCACACCGGCGGACGGCTATGCCGCGGACTACACGATCCCGGGCACTGACCAGCAGCACGAGACCGAGCCGGCCGCGATGGTCGATGACTACGGCCGGTATGCCTGCGCGCTGCGCACCGTCGACACCGACGGCCGGAAATCGACCTGGAGTAGCACTTTTCCGGTCATATGGCCTGCCGCCCGCCCTGGCCCACCGGTCAACGTGCTGATCATCACCGGGGCGTCGCAATGAGCCTGCGCGACGAGCTGCTGACCGACCCCGCTGCCCGTGGCTACGAGGCTTACGTCGATCTCGGCAACAACGCGGCACTGGTGCGTCTGCTCAACGAGCGGCTGTACGCACAGGTCGGCGCCCGCCGGATCAGCTCGGCCGAGCTGCTGATCTGGGCGGCTCAGGATGACCGGCTCGGGCGTCTCAAGGCGGCCATCGGCGACACGGCGCTGCCGTCGGCACTGCGCACGATTGCCGACGCAGCAGTGCAAGTGATCGAGCGCGACGGCACCGAGATCGATATGTCGCGGCCGGAAATCCAGCAAATGGTGACCGCACTGGTGCAGGCCAGCGTGTTCACCGCAGACGATCAGTCGAGCTTGGAGACGCTAAGCACTGCTCAGGTGAGCCGCGCCGAGATTGTCCTCGGCCGTCAGGTATCGCTCGCTGACGTAAGGGAGGCGCTCAATGCTGCCGCGTAACTACCGCATCACGGCGCTCAACGACACCGGGGCGAGCGTGGATATCACCGTGACGGCCCGGCGCTGGAAGTTCGGTACGGGCGGCGCTGCGGAGTACGAAGCGGCCGAGGCCACGCTGCTGACGGCCTCTGCTGTCGCGGACGCCGCGCTCGCTACCGGCACTGCTCAGGACAACTCGGCAGACGGCTACATCGGCGCGAGTCTGCACGTCGCTACGACCGGAACTGGCACGGCTAACGTGGTGACCATTTTCCTCGAAGTCTCGACCGACGGTGGTGTGACTTGGCCGACGGCAGGCGACGGCATTCCGGTCGGATATGCCAAGGCGGGTGATTCGCACTCGCTGGTGCTCTGATGCTGCTGCAAGTCCCCCGCGGGCTACAGACTCGGCGCGGGTATGCGCCGGCGGATATTGCGCGCTCGGCTGCTGAGAGTGCGGCGCCGTGGGCGTGGCGGGGGATGACGGCAGCGTGGGTCGCCGCGAGTCGCTCGGATCTGATATCCCGTCGCTCAGTACGCCCACAGAACGGCGTGACTGTCGAGCTGGCCTCGGGCGGCCGTGTTCTTCGCGGGGGCAGCGGGGGCGTGTACACAGGTGCGTTCGGGCGGGAGGTATTCACCGAGCACCGACAGACGATACTGATTTACGTAGAAAATTTTTCTCCGGGATCAACGGGCGAGGCGGGCGAATTTCTGGTCGGGGCGCGGGACGGATGGAATTCGGGGACATTGGTGCAGTGGATCTGGAAAGCGGCGCAGTCGCGCTGGGATATGCAGCACCCGGGTGCGTTGGAGTCCGTGCCCGATGATTCCGCAGATCTGGCCGCCGGCCCGCAGCTGATCGCATTTCTGACCGATGGGGCGGCGTTCACGGTCTGGAGAAATGGCCGTGTAATCGGTTCCGCAGGCGACCCCGGATTCAACCCGGCTGCGTCTTCAGACCGCCCGGTCACGCTGCTCGGAAATAAAAATGGCGCTACTTGGAGTGCACCTTTCCCCGGCGATCTGCACTATATCGCTGTATCTGCAAGGCTTTGGTCTGAGCAAGATCTAAGTGCACTGTGGGCCGCCCCCTTCGCCCCCTTCCGCCGCCGCTCCCTGCTGATCCCCGTATCCGGTGGCGGGTCGACTGCTGTCGGCACCACCACAGATCTGCGCTGGAATCTGGCGGCCCTCACTGGGCGCGCGGCGGATCTTCGTTGGCAGGTTCGAGAGCTCACCGCCAACCGCCTCGACTCCCGGTGGCAGATCCGCGCCCTTATCGGCGATCGCATCGACCTGCGCTGGGATGCCGTATCCAGCCTCGCGACGGTAGGTCGCGCGCTCGACATGCGTTGGGGGGTGGCGGAGCTGGTCGGGCGCACCCTCGACGCCCGCTGGGAGCTGCTTGAAGCGCTGGGAGTCACGGCCGATCTGCGCTGGGATATCCGCACCCAGCTCGCGCAAGCCCTCGACGTGCAGTGGGGCCTGCGCGAGCTGGTCGGCGAGCGTGCCGAGTTGCGCTGGGACAGTCTGGAGTTGGTGGGCGACACGGTCACCGTAGAGTGGACGGTGGTTTCCGATGCGATCCCCGTCGTTCAGCGCGTGATGGTGGTGCTCAAGCATGACCGGGTCGTCGCCGTGCGGGCGGCGGATCGCATTTTGGTGGTGAGGTAACCATGCCAATCGCACAAGCGGACATCGACTTCCATCTTTCCGGCGGCGGGGCCAACGCGGACCCGAACGCCTCGCTCGGTGGCACGATCAGCGGCACGCAGATCACCGACGCCACCGTTGCGAACTTGTTCGACAACGTCTCCGGCGCGGAGAGCTCGGCGGGCGACACCGAGTACCGGTGTTTCTACCTCAAGAACGCCCACGCCTCGCTCACCTGGCAGGGTGTCAACGTGTGGATCGGCACCAACACGCCGAGCGCCGACACCGACGTGGAAATCGGGCTCGATCCGGCCGGAGTGGGTGAGGGCTCGACCACCGGCGTGGCGGCTACAGTGGCGGACGAATCAACGGCGCCGGCCGGGGTGACCTTCAGTAAGCCGGCCAGCGGCAGCCCGCTGAACGTGGGCGATATCCCCGCGGGATCGGCCATTGCGGTCTGGGTCAAGCGCACGGTGTCTGCCGGGGCGAGTGCCTACAACGCCGACAGCGTGATCATCGAGGCGCAGGGCGAGACCGCGGCGTGATCGTGCACAACGGCCGCGACATCCCCACGGACCAGTCCCGGTGGGATCCGGACGGCAAAGAGTGGGTGACGGTGTGCTGGGCCGAGGTGGTGGCGACCCACGGCGCAATCCAGACCAGCACCTGGATCATTCCCGAGGGCTGGACCGAGCACGACACCCGACAGGATGTCACCGCGCAGGCCGATGGCAAAGAGTACGCGCACTGCAACCAGGTGCTGCTCAGCACCACGGCCACTGCCGGCCTTGCGACGATCACGAACAGGGTGGCGCTTGCGGATGGTACGCAGTTGGATCGGTCCGTGGGCGTGATCGTGGGGGAGACGTGATCCACGCCGAGCGGGTAGGGCAGGGCGATATCGCCGCGATGCTCAAGGGCTTCGAGGACCAGATCCCGTTTGCGACGGTCCTCACGCTGACACGCACGGCAAAGGACGTGCAGCAAGCGGAGAAGGGACATCTGCGCGGCGTGCTGGACCGCCCGACGCGGTTCACGCTCAACGCGATCCGGGTGAAGCCCGCGACGAAGCGCGACATGGAGGCGCGCATCTGGATCCGCGATGAGGCGGATAAGGGCACGGCGCCGATCAAGTACCTCGAGGCGCTGGTGCGGGGTGGGACGCGAGGTCAGAAGCGGCACGAGAAGGCGTTGCAGCGCAAGGGCATTCTCCCGGCAGGGTGGTTCACGGTGCCCGGTGAGGACATGCGCCTCAACCGCTTCGGCAACATCACCGCCGGCATGTACACGAAGATCCTCTCGGGCCTGCAGGCCTCGTCTGACGAGTTCCAGAACTCGATGAGCAAGCTCGCGACCCGCCGGTACTTCGTCATGCGCAAGCCACGCAGCCGCGCCCCGCTCGGCATCTATCAGCGCACGAGCAAGCGCAGGATCAAGTCGATCCTGCATTTCGTGCCGAGCGTGACGTACTCGCCCGTGATTGAGTTCGTCCCGGTGGCCGAGAAGGTGATCGCCCGCCGGCTCGATGCGCACATGCGCAATGCGGTAGAGCAGGTCATCCGCACCGCGGGGCAGAGGTCGGCCCGCACGACACGGGCGGAGCTGCTCGGCAGGCTCGACCCGCAGGCGTTCCTCTGAGGGGTTTGCGGGTCCTTCCCGAGGCAAGCGCGTTACGGGTAATTCGGACCCCATTTTTGTCGCAGATATCAGCGCCTATAGGGGGTTGTTCTAGTAGGCCCACGCCATGCCCCAGTCACTGAACCTCGATGCCAAGGCGACGCAGAACGGGTTTGCCGAGCTGGTTGGCGTGAGCCAGCAGGCGGTCTCGCAGCGCGTTGCCGACGGGCAGCTGCCCCGCGGCGCGACCTACCGGCGCTGGCTGCACCTGTACTGCGAGCAGCTGCGGCGCGAGGCGGCCGGGCGCTCGGGCGATGACCAGGCGGCGCTATCGAAGGCGCGCACGAAGCAGGCGCTGGCCGACGCCAACATGAAGGAGCTGCAGTACTACCGCGAGCTCAAGCTGCTGGTGCCGGCTGCCGAGATCGAGCCGGCGCTGCAGGACTGGGCGGCGATGGCCCGCTCCGAAACGCAGTTCGCCGTGGACAAGTTCGTGGCCGCGCTGCAGAGCCAGCACGGCATCGAGGTAGACCAGGCACTCATCGATGGGACATTCACACCTGCCTTCCGAGCTATTGGCAGCTACCCGACCCAACTTGCGGGGGATGCTGACGAAGGCGGGGAGGGCATGGATACCGCTGCCGCAGCGCCCGACGCTGGAGTGGCTGGCTGAGGAGTACCGGCTGCCCGCGGAAGGGGCCGATCTGCCTGGCACCTACAACCCGGACCTCGTGCCGTACCTCTGGGGCATCTTCGCCGCGTTGGACAACCCGCGCGTGCGACTCGTCGTGATGATGAAGGCGGCTCAGATCGGCTGGACCTTCGGCCTGATCGGCTGGCTGTTGAAGACCATCGCGACTCGCCCGACGTCCATCATCGCCCTGTTCCCAAAGGATGGTGCGGCGCGGGAGTTCATGGACGAGAAGTTCGTGCCGGCTGCGCTCGCGACGCCGGTGATGGCCGGAAAGATCGACGTCGGCACCAGCCGCAAAAACGGCAACCGGGCCCTGTTCAAGAAATTCCCGGGCGGCTTCATGAAGCTCGCCGGCTCGAACTCGATCAGTAACGTCAAGTCGACGCCGGCGGAAAAGGTGATCGTCGAAGAGCCGGACGACACCAACGAGAACATCAAGGAGCAGGGCGACACCATCCGGCTCGCCAAGGAGCGCCTGAAGCGCTACCGCAACGGGCAGATGGCGCTCGGCGGAACGCCCTCGGTCAAGGGCATCTCGCGCGTCGAGGAACACATCGACCTGAGCGACCAGCGGGTGCTGCCGATCCGCTGCCACGACTGCGGCGAAAAGCACGTCCTCGACTGGGACAACGTCAGCTGGCTCGACCGGGACACGGGGCAGCCGCACACCGTCTATGGCATGGCGATGCCGGAGACCGCGGTCTACGTCTGCCCGCACTGCGGCGTCGCCTGGGATGACTGGCAGCGCCAGCAGAACATCCTCGCGACCGTCAAGGCCGCGGTGGAATCGGGCGACCCCTACTGCGGCTGGGAGGCCACCGTCGAGAGCGACGGCACCATCATCGGCTTCAAGGAGCTGAACGAGCTCTACGCCTGTATGCCGGGTACGGGCCTGGCGGATGTAGTGCGCGATTACCTAGAGGCCGAATACGACGCTGCCCGGGGCGATGTTTCGGGCCGCATCGTCTTCATGAACTCCAAGCTCGCGCGGCCCTACGAGATCCAGAGCAACGCGCCGGCGCTCGAGGAGTTGGAGAGCCGCGCCGAGGACTACGCCGAGCTCACCGTGCCGGAGCGCGGCCTGGTGCTCACCGCCGGCGTCGACGTCCAGCACGACCGCCTCGCGGTCAGCATCTGGGCGTGGGGCCGTGGTGAGGAAGCGTGGCTCGTTTACTGGGGCGAGATCCACGCCAAGACCACCACGGTCGATCGCACCGACCCGTGCTGGCGCGAGCTCGACGAGCTCCTGTTCACGCCGCGCGAGCATGCCCGGGGCTACCGCATCGGCGTGCAGTCGTTGTCCATCGACGCCTCGGATGGTCAGACCTCCGACACCGTCTACTGGTGGGTACGAACCCGGCTGCGCCGCGGCGCCATGGCCGTCAAAGGCGACTCGCACGACTACGGCCGGCGCGAGATCTACAGCGCGCCGAAGAAGATCGACTACCGGACGAAAACCAAGGCGAGCCGCGCCGGCGTGCAGGTCTACATGGTCGGCACGCACAAGGCGAAGGATCTGCTGATCGGCGACAACGGCCGCATCACGCTCACCGGCGAGGGCCCCGGCCGCCTGCACTGGTATCAGGACGTGCGCGCGGATTGGTACGCGCAGATGACCGCCGAGGTAAAGGCCCCGCACCGCAACCTGCGCGGCAAGCTCACGTGGCAGCTCAAGGCCGGCCAGCGCAACGAGGCGCTGGACTGCGCCGTGTACGCCCTGCACGCGGCGCGCGCTATCCGCATCCACCTGTGGAGCGATGCCAAGTGGGACCAGGTGGAGCGCGAACTCGCGCAGAAAGATCTGTTCCAGGCGCCGGCCGCCGGCGCTGACCAGCACTCCGAGACCACCGCCGCGCGCGGTCTGTTCTCCGGCACCAGCAGGATCAGTCGCAGCGACTGACCAGAGGACTCCATGGCCGATCTCGCAACCCTGCAGGGCCGCCTCGCCGAAGCGGAGGAGGCCCTGCATCAGCTCCGTATTGGCAAGCGCGTCGCCCAGATCCGCCACGGCGAGCGCTCGGTGCAGTACACCGAGGCCGCCAAGCTCGAGGCGTACATCGCGGATCTGAAAAACCAGATTGCCCGCCTGCAGGGCAACCCTGGCCGGAGGCCCATCCAGCTATGGCCGAGGTAGGCATGCGCATCATCGACCGCCACGGCAAACCCATTGCCGCGGAGACGTCGTACCACGGCGCCGGGCGCACCGCGAAAGAGCTGCGCGACTGGAACCCGATGCTCGCGAGCGCGGACGCCGACCTGCTCACCGAGCTCCCGGCGCTGGTCGCGCGCACTCGCGATCTGGGCCGTAACAACGGCGTCGCCTCGGGCGGCATCCAGACGCTCGTCGACAACGTGGTCGGCATCGGCCTGCGCATGCAGGCAAAGCCGGACTACCGGGCGCTCGGCTGGAGCAAGGAGCAGGCGGACGAGTGGTCAGCCACCGTCGAGCGCGAATGGCGCACCTTCGCAGAGACCGCCGAAATCGACGCCGGCGGCGAGCTCGACTTCGCCGACCTCACGCAGCTCGCGTTCAACACGTGCCTGTTCAACGGCGAGGCGCTCGCCGTGGCGCGCTGGTTCGCCGACGAGCCGCGGCGGCGTTGGGCAACGGCCATCCAGATGGTGGACCCGGACCGCCTGAGCAACCCGCAGCGCATGATGAACACCGCGCGCCTGCGCTCCGGAGTCGAGATCGACAGCCGCGGCCGGCGCGTGCGCTACCACATCCAGCGCACGCACCCGATGGACGTACCGATGGGGTTCGCGAGCGCCACCTGGGATGCGCTGCCCGCGCGGCTTCGCAACGGCCGGCGCGTCGTCATCCACGCCTTCGAGCGCAAGCGCATCGGCCAGCACCGCGGCGTGCCGCTGTTCACGCCCGTGCTCGCCAACTTCCGCATGCTCGATCGCTACCACCGCACCGAGCTGCAGAGCGCCGTGGTGAACAGCCTCATCGCCGCGTTCATCCAGACCTCGGCCAGTGCCGATCAGCTCGCCGAAGCCTTCGGCATGAGCTTCGAGGACTACGCCAAGCAGCGTCAGCAGTGGGAAGGGCAGCTCGAAGGCGGCGCGATCTTCCAGCTGCCGCCGGGCGACACCATCAACAGCTTCAAGCCCGAGCGCCCGAACAACGCCTTCGACAGCTTCGTGAAATCGAGCCTTCGCCACATCGCCACGGGCCTGAACCTGCCCTACGAGCTGCTGGTGAAGGACTTCTCCGAGACCAACTACTCCAGCGCCCGCGCCGCCATGCTCGAAGCCTGGCGCTACTTCACCGGCCGCCGGCGCTTCATGGCGACGAAGTGGTGCCAGCCGGTCTACGAGCTCTGGCTGGAGGAGGCCGTCAACCGCGGCGTCATCGACGCGCCCGACTTCTACGCCAACTACCACGCCTACACCCGCGCCAAGTGGGTCGGCCCTGGCCGTGGCTGGGTGGATCCGGTGAAAGAGGCGCAGGCCGCCAAGCTCCGGCAGGAGGCCGGCGTCAGCTCGCTCGAAATCGAAGCCGCCGAGCAGGGCCTCGACTGGGAAGAGGTACTGGAGCAGCAGGCGCGCGAGCAGGCCAAGCGCCGCGAGCTCGGACTGCCCGTGCCGGCGGATGCCACCGCCATGGCCGCCGGTGCGCAGGCGCTCGGCATCCGCGACGACGACGAATCCAACTCCGGCCGCGCGCCGGCCAACGGAGGCACCTGATGCGCATCTGGCAACTCGCAGCGCGCACGCTCTGGGCGATCACCGAGGATCACCTGCGCGTCATCCTCGACATCGCCAACCGGCAGAACCCGACGCCCGAGGCGGTCGCCGCCGAGCTCGGCCGCCCGCTCGAGAACACCTACGAGGTCGAGTACCGGGAGGGTGTGGCCATTCTGCCGGTCGAAGGCCCGCTGTTCCGCTACGCCAACCTCTTCACCCAGATCAGCGGCGCCACCTCCTACGAGCGCCTTGCCCAGGACTTCAACGCCGCGCTCGCCGATGACCAGGTGCGCGCCATCCTGCTCAACATCAACAGCCCCGGGGGCGAGGCGGACGGCAACGCCGAGTTCGCCGAGATGATCCACGCCGCCCGCGGCGTCAAGCCAATCGTCGCCTACGTCGGTGGCATGGGCGCGAGCGCGGCGTACTGGATCGCGAGCGCCGCCGATGAGGTCATCGCCCACGAAACCGCGCTGCTCGGCAGCATCGGCGTGCGCACCGCGCTCATCGACGACAGCGAGCGCATGGCGATGGAGGGCCTGCGGGAGTACGTCATCGTCTCCTCGCAGAGCCCCTACAAAGCCACCGACCCCGCCGATGCCGGCGACCGCGGCCGCATCCAGCAGGTCGTCGATGACCTCGCCACCGTGTTCGTCGCCACCGTCGCCCGAAACCGCGGCGTGAGCGAAGAGACCGTGCTCAGCGACTTCGGCCAGGGCGACGTGCTCGTCGGCCAGAAAGCCGTCGCCGCCGGCCTCGCCGACCGCCTCGGCTCGTTCGAAGGCGCTCTCGCCGAACTCATCGAGCGCACCAGTTCACTCACCCCGCCCGGGGGATCCGGGTATCAGCCCGCCATCAGCGGGCGCAGCAATAAGGAGGGCCACGGTATGTGGCTTACTGCCAAGGCGCCCGAGAAGGGCGATCAGATCGAGGCCAGCGCGGAGAACCTCCGCAAAGGCTTTCCCGAGGCGACCGCTGAGATCGAGCAGGCGGCCGTTGCTCCCATCCAGGCGAAGGCCGATGAGGCAAGCGCCTCCGCCGACAAAGCCCGCGGCGAAGGCGAGCACGCCGAGCGTGAGCGCATCACCGCCATCCTCGATTGCGAGGAAGCCAAGGGCCGCGAGGCCACCGCCCGGCAGCTCGCACTCACCGCCGGCATGACCGCCGAGAACGCCAAGCGGATCCTCGCCGCGACCCCCCAGGCCAAGGGCGAAACCGGGTTTTTCTCCCAGATGGTCGACCCCGACGTCGGCCCGGACGCCCCGGACGGCGAGAACGACATCGCCTCCGCCGTCCAGCAGTCGGCGGCGCTCGGCAAAGCCTTCGGCATCGAATAAGGAGTGATCAGCAATGACTGACTTCAACCCCGGCTTCCAGAGCGAAGGGAGCTACAGCCCGGACCGGCTGATTGCCGGTGATCATCCGCTGCGCACCATCGGCGTCACCATCGCCACCGGGCAGAACCTGCAGCGCGGTGCGCTGCTCGGCACCGACGGCACCAACTACCTGCTCTCCCTTGCCGCCGCGGCCGACGGCAGCGAGACCCCGGTAGCCGTGCTCGGCGAGGACGTGGACGCCACCGGCGGCGCGGCGCAGAGCTTTGCCTACGTCGCCGGCGACTTCAACGCCAATGCCATGACCTTCGGCACCGGTCACACCGCTGACAGCGTGCGGGAGGGTCTGCGCGCCCACTCCATTTACCTGCACGACGCCGTGCCCGCCTGACGGAGACGATGACGATGGATATTTTCAGCACCGGCTATCTGGCCCTCGTCGTGGAGTCGCTCAAGCGAACCCCGGCGTTTTTCCTCAACACCTTCTTCACGCAGGTGGAGACCTCCGATACCGAGACGATCTTCTTCGACGTCGAAAAGGAAGGCACCCGCCGCCGCCTCGCGCCGTTCGTCCATCCGCTGGTCGAAGGCAAGGTGGTCGAGGGTATCGGCTACGAGACCAAATCCTTCAAGCCCGCCTACGTGAAGGACAAGCGCGTCTTCGACGCCAATCGCCCCTTCCGCCGCACCGCCGGCGAGCAGATCGGCACCGGTCAGACCATCACCCCGGCGCAGCGCATGGAGCTCGTCCTGCGGCGTGACATGCGCGACCAGGTGGACATGCTCACCCGGCGCATGGAGGTCATGGCGATCGAGGCCATCCGCACCGGCAAGGAAACGGTCAACATGCTCATGCCCGACGGCAACGAGAAGACCGTGATCGTCGACTTCGGCCGCGACGCCAACCAGACGATCAACCTCACCGGCGCTGCCCGCTGGGACCAGGCCGGCGTCAAGCCGCTGAACGACCTCGAGGACTGGGCGATGCAGACCCTGCAGCTCTCCGGCTCGAGCGTGCGCAACATCGTCATGGACCCCGACGCCTGGCGGGTATTCCGCGAAACCTCGGATCTGGAGAAGCGCCTCGACCTGCGCCGCGTGCAGTCCGGCCAGATCAACCTCGGCCTGCTGCCGGACCACATCCAGTACAAGGGCAACGACGGTGCCTTCGACTACTGGGTGTACGCCGACTGGTACTACGACGAGGGCGCCGGCGACGAGGTGGTGATGCTGCCATCCGGCACGGTGCTCGGCGTCGGCGACATGCTCGGCGTGCGTCACTTCGGCGCCATCAAGGACGAAGCCGCTGGATTCCAGGCGCTGGAGTACTTCCCCAAGTCCTGGGTGCAGCAGGACCCGAGCGTGCGCTTCCTGCTCATGCAGAGCGCGCCGCTGATGGTGCCCTACCGCCCCAATGCCGCGTTCGCGGCGAAGGTGCTCAACGCCGCGTGATCGTCTGCTGACGTTGCGCGTGTTCTGCTCGCGGCGGCTCTCCAACCCCGGGAGCCGCCGCCTCTCACGTGAGGTGCATCCCATGCCCAAAGCGACCATCACCACGGCGCTTCGCTACAAGGACCAGAACGGAAAGCTTGTGACCGCCAAAGCCGGCACTCGCGACCTGCCCAAGCATGCCATCGACGCCGCCCGCAAGATCGGCGTGCTCGACGAGTCGTCCCGTGAACCCCGGAAGGCGGACGAGCCGGAAAGCGGCGATGGAGACGGGGCCTGACGGCCCCGTTTCTTCATGAGCTTCCGCGAGCTCTCCCGAGAGTTGACGGCGACGGTGTTCGGCGATCATCTCGCCGAGCCCGCCACCTATCACTCGCTCACCGCCGGCCCCGTCACGCTCGACCCCGCGGCGGGGCAGGGCGTCATCATCGATGAAGACGCCCAGGTCATGGACGAGGGCGGCGTGTACAGCCGCCAGGCCATGGCGACACTCCCCTCCGGGCTCGTCAAACCGCGCACCGGCGACTGGATCGAAGCCAGGGGAAAGCGCTGGTCCGTCGAGCGCCAGGAAAAAGACGACGGCGATGAACTGCTCCTGCTGCTGAGGCCGAAACTGTGAACGCCCAGAAACTCATCGACCGCCTTACGGCAGAGTGCCCGGCGCTCGGCGACCGCGTCTACCACTTGCGCAAGATCACCGAGATCGAGCACGCCGAGTTCGATACGCCGGCGGCGTTCGTCGTCGCCCGCCCGCCGGCCTTCGGCGAAGCCGATGGCCTCGGCGCGCTCTACAGCCAGTCGAAGCGCCGGCGCTACGCCGTGTTCCTGCGGGCGCTCGCGCCGGAGGGCGAGGACGAGCCGCTGGTGCAGGCGGCGGATGAGGTGTTCGCCGCGCTCGCCGGCTGGATCCCCGACGACGAGCCCGACGTGCAGATCGAAATCGACGCCCCCGAGGAGCAGGCGCCGGAGGGGCTGCTGCTCACGTGGGTGATCAACGTCAGCTACCAGGACTACCAGAGGACAGTGCGATGAACATCAAGGTGCGCAACACGGTCGTGGAAATCGGCGACGAGGGGGTGAGCTACGGCGTCGACCCCGGGGCCTACGAAGCGGTCCTGTGCAACGAGCCGGCGCAACTCAACATCTCCGGCACGATGATCGGGCGCGACACCCTGCGCCAGTCCATGAGCGCCGAGGGCGACCGCAACGTCATGCAGGAGGCGTCGGTCTCCGTTCCGATGGAGCTACGCGCCGCCGGCTTGGACGAGTCCTCAGCCCTGCAGCTGCCGGATACCGACAAGTTGTTGCGCGCCTGCTCGATGACGCGCGAGGACGGCGCACGGCTCGTGCTCACCGGCGTCACCGGCTCGTTCGTGTTCGGCGAGGCGCTCACCAACGACACCACGAGTGAGGCCGTCGGCGCGGTGGCGGAGTGGGACTCGGCCAACAGTGTGCTCTACGTCCGAGACCTGCAGAGTATGCCCTCGGCGGGCGATACCATCAGCGGTGCCGACTCCGGCGCCACCGTGGGCACGGCCGACGCGGCACATGTGTACCGGCCGGTCTCCGATGGCTCGGGGTCCGTGACCGCCCGTTTCAGCAAAGGCGTCAATCGCTACCCGGCGCTTGGCGTGCGCGGCACCTTCGCCGCCTCCCTTGTAGTGGGTCAGACCCCGACCATCACCTTCGACATGATGGGCTTGTTTCAAGATCCGACCCAAGTCGCCGCGCCCGAGGTGACTTACGCCACCCGCCCGTTCCGCGCCGCGGTCGGAGCGGACGTGGTGTTCTCAAGCCTCGACGTCACCGCTCACGCCGTGAGCTCGTTTGCGATCGACCTTGGTAACGCCATGGCCTGGCGCGACAGTCTCGTTGCGCCTACCGGGCACGCAGAGCGCTACGCCGAGAGCCGTCGGGCCACACTGGATGCTCTGGTCGAAGAGGCGCGGCTCAACGACTACGACCCGATCGCCGAGTGGAAGGCGGAGACCAAGGTTCGCGCCGCCGTCGGCTTCGGCTCCGGAGCCGGCAACCGAGTGCGCTTCGCCGCGGCGGCGGCGCAGATTGTCCAGCTCGGCGAGAATCGTACCGGCGGCATCTACCATCGCCAGCTCGGGTGCGTGCTGACCGGGCAGGACAACGAGCTGATGCTCATCTACTCATAGGGGGCCGGATGCTCAAGCTCGCCACCAAAGCATTCCCTGTCGAAGTCGAGCACGACGGGGAGCGATTTACCCTGCAGATGACGCCCATCACGACCGCCGAGCACGCCCACGAACTCAAGAGCCAGGGCGCAGAGTACAAGACACCTGAGGCCGTCGGCGCTCGCATGGAGGAAGTTCTCCGGTACGTCATGCGGCATACCGTGGACTGGGATGGGGTGGGGGATGAGGACGGCAACCCCATCGCTTTCAGCGCCGACGCCCTGGATCTGCTATGCGCCGATTCCGACCGCGTGCTGTCGATCTATCGCGCTTGGCTCGGCACGAGGGAGAAACGCGCCTCGGGAAACTGAGGGCCGTGGCGCGGTGGCTGTGCTCCGCCGGCGACCGTTCCACGGAAGACTTATCCCATCTGCCCGCAGAGGCGCGCGCGCAGATCGAAGCCGACATGGCGGAGCGTGACCCTGAGCCCGAGATCTACCCCGAAAATCACGAGGCGGTGAAGGTGTTTGGCGCCTGCCAGACACAGTGGCGCGTGAGCTTCGCCGGCGCCGTGGGCCTCGACTACGCCGCGCTGGAAGCTGTCATGCGTATCCGGCAGGTCGAGGATCAGGCGGACTGCCTCTGGCGGGTTCAGATCATGGAGGCGGAGGTGCTGACGGCGCTCGCTGAACGGCGGTAGCGGACCAGCTCGCTGTTGCGCATGTAGGTGAGCAGGAGTGTGGACTGCTGCTCGTTGAGTAGGGCGTACTCGGTCGGGCGACCGGCGGACTTCTGGATTTCAAATCCGAAAGGTCCGAACTCCTCAAGATCGGACTGGTAGCGCCGACTCGCGTTGTTGCTCTCCACCGGGGGTCGCAAAGGTTTGCGTTTCAAACGCGACCCCTCCGAACTCCTCAAGATCGGACTGGTAGCGCCGAACCAGCTGCATCACGTTCTTAGGAGCTTGGCGGGTGTCCACTACGGGGTTTTGTGTCGGTCCTTATTCTCGACACGACCGACAAGGTGATCCTTAAACACTTCTCGGAGTGCTTCGCTTAGCGCGTTTGCAAAGGCATCAGCCTGATCGGCGGGGATCTCGACTGACCCGAGGTGGTGGCGGGGCTCCAAAGATTGCTGAAGGCGCTTAATGATTTCGGAGTGCAGGGATCGGTTCCCGCGCTTAGCCGCATCTTCCAGCGCTGCCCTTAGCTCTGGCGACATTCGTATTGGATACGGCGATACCTGGTGTCGATCTGCCACTGCCTCGCGCCTCCTTCGAACGGCGACTGGATTATGCGGCGGGAATCAGAACGACTCAATGAATCCACTTGACTCAATGCGTCCGAGCGAGTTAAAAAGAATCCACCGCAACAACGCGGGACCTCTGGAGAACTACCGATGGCCGAACGACACAAAATCACGCCGTACCCGCTGCGGATGCCCACGGACATCCGCGAATGGGCGCAGCAGAAGGCAAGAGAGGAGGATCGTTCGATGAATCAGTTCATCGTCCGCTGCCTGCGCCAGCGCCGGGAGGGCGAACAGCAGGCGGCGGCATGAGCGCACAAAAGGAAAAGCCCCGGGTGGTGACGCACCCGAGGCCGGAAGCTGAAACCAACGCCAGGAAAATGAGGCTCAGCAATGGGAAACGTTACCACGCTTCAACAGGAACACAAAACGCGCTCGATGCCGTGGATGTCGAGCACACCCGCTACCGATCGCGGCACCCACGGCGCGCGCAAGTCGAAGCCCAAGACCCTCAGCGAGAAAGTCAATAAGGATGCAGCGTTTCGACTGCCGTTCGTGCGGCGCCGGGAGCCCATACCGGAAGGCTTTGGCATCGAAGGCCCGCCGCCGGGTGTCGACTGGTGGTATGCACCGGCGAGCGATTACTACCACCAGAACGAAGAGATCGGTCGCGTCTTCTGCCAGGAAGCGTTCCGAGCGTGGAGGCAAAGCCCGAAACGGATTGAGCAGGTCCTGAGGTTCACGCTTGCCGACATGGTCAATCAGGGCAGGGAAAGCGGCATTGAGGCCGGCTTCCTGAGCGAACTACTTCACGCGGCGCTTTCGCATGTCGCGGCTCAGGAGGTGCGCGAGGTAGCACAACCATGAACGCGCTAACCATTTGTGGCACAAGCATCCATCAAGACGACAGCGGGCGATTCAGCCTGAATGACCTGCACCGGGCGGCCGGCGGCGAGAAGAAGCACGGTCCGAGCTACTGGCTTAGCAATCAGCAAACCGCTGATTTGGTGGCGGAACTGGAAACTACCGGGAATCCGGTAGTAACGACGCCAGGCCGCAGCGGCGGCACCTACGTCTGCAAGGAACTGGTCTACGCCTATGCCATGTGGATCAGCCCGTCATTCCACTTGAAGGTAATCCGGGCCTACGACCAGATGGTCTCGCAGCCGGTTCGCGACCCGGTGGAAGTCCTCAACGACCCCTCAGCCATGCGCGGGCTTCTGCTGACTTACAGCGAACGGGTACTGGATCTTGAGCATCGAGTCGCGGAGCAGACCCCGAAGGTCAAGGCGCTGGACCGTATCGCCACCGCCGACGGCTCCATGTGCATCACCGACGCTGCCAAACACCTGCAGGTTCGTCCGAAGGATCTGTTCGCATGGTTACAGCAGCGGGAGTGGATCTTCCGCCGGCAGGGTGGCACGGCGTGGCTTGGCTACCAGCGCCGAGTGCATCAGGGGCTGCTCGAACACAAGGTCGCCACAGTCTACCGCAGCGATGGCACAGAGAAGGTGACCGAGCAGGTGCGCATCACCCCGAAGGGGCTACAGCGGCTCGCGATGGAACTGCCCGCAGATCTGCGAGCGGCATAACGCTTGCCGATGCTGAGCCGGATTCCGGCTCAGCATATAGGCGCGGAGGCAAGAACAGAGCGCTTCAGATCATGGGGATGGAGGCTCTCGCTGCGCTTCGGACTTAGCGCGGAGAACCTTCCCGACACCGCCAACGGCGAGCCCAGGCAGGATAAACAGCAGCATGTTGAACATCAAAAGAAAGCCGATGGCAGCATCCGATCCGCCTTGCCAATGATCGTATAGAACGATGTTTGCGCCACCGATTATTGCCCATCCAAACCCGAGGATCATTAGCAACATTCCCATGTCGATCACCTTCTTATTGTTTCGGGTATTTGGAGAGTAACAAATGGCACGCGATATCACCTACGGCATCCGCCTGACCGGCGACGCCAAGGGCGCGGTGAATGCGTCGCGCCTCACCCGCGACGAGCTCCAGCGCCTCGACCGGCAGATGGGCCGCACCCAGCGCGAGGCGCTGGAGACCGACGCCGCGTTCCAGCGCTGGGCGGCGGGCCTGGGTAAGGTCAGCGGCCTGCTCGGCGCCGTAGGCGTAGGGCTCAGTGCCGGCGCCGTGGTGCAGTACACCCGCAGTACGCTTCAGCAGATCGAGACGCTGGACCGGCAGGCGGAGGCGCTTGGCACCAACGTCGAAACCCTGCAGGAGCTGAACTACGCCTTTGCCGAATACGGCCTGCAAACGGATGACGTTGCCGACGCCCTGAACACGCTGGCAGACCGGGCGAAGGATGCGGAGCAGGGCACCAAGTCCTACATCGACGATTTCCGTCTGCTTGGGATAGAGGTGTCCGAGCTGCGGGGGCTGCGCCCCGCCGAGCTCTTCGATCTGTTTGCGGAGGCTGTATCGAACATTGAGGACCCGACCCGGCGTTCCGCGGGTGTCGTCCGACTGCTCGGCGACGATCTCGGTCGGCAGTTGCTCCCGCTGCTCGTCAAAGGCAAGGAAGGGCTCAGGGACTACGCCGAGGAAGCGCACAGCCTGGGCGCCATCCTGAGCGAGGATCTGGTGGAAGGCGGTGCCGCCACCGCGCGCGAGTTTCGCCAGCTCAGCAACGTCATCAACGCCAATCTGGCCCGCGCCATCGTCGAGAACGCGGACGGCTTGCAGAAGCTCGCGCTCGGCGTCGCCGCTGTCGGCAACGCCTTCATTGATTTCGGAGGCACGATCGGGGAGGGCATGGAGAAGCTCGGCGTCGGCTTCGCGCAGCTGACGCACGGCCGAATGCTCGGCGATGAAATCGCCCATCTCGAGCAACGCATCGCGGGGCTTAACGCCCAGCTGGCGAACACGCCCGAAGGCTGGGCCGAAGTCTTCTTTGATGACGAGGCGATTCGCCGCACTCGCGATGCGGCCGTCGCCAGGCTGGCCGAGTTGCGG